TGCAGTCTCTTTTGCTGCATAGTCATCGTACTCAGTCTCTTCATCAGCAGGAGAAGGAGTGCGAGACTTCTGTCCCAGAACATACTTGAGACGACGCTCAAGATCTTCATAGGACTTGAACTGATCTTCAGCAGTCAGTCCAGCAAGAGAATACTGCTTCTTCCAGATTGCTTCCATAGCATCATCATCGCTCAGCAAAGGAGCTGGTGCTTCAAACTCAGACTTATCATAGTTCCAGTAACCATCCTTCTTGACAATCTTCAGTTTGAAGTTTGCACCTTGCCAGAAGTCAAAGGGGTTGATGGGAGTTTCATCTTCAAACTCAGGTTGCATTGCTTCCATGATCTTGTCAAAGATCTTCTTACCGAACTTGTAAAGGAAGACGCCACCTTCGTTGTGAGGATTAGTAGGATCTTTTACAACATAGACGTTTGCATAGTAAGACAGTTTACGCTTCTGCTTACGAACAACATCTTTGTTAGACTCGATACCGCTGTTCCACAGTTCGCGGTTGTGCTCTGACACAGGATCTTTCTGTCCCAGTGTTGTCAGAGAGTTCTCGATGTACCAACCACCAGGGCCTTGAAAGGCATGGGAATACATCTTTGCCCAGGGGAGATCTTCTCCTTCAGGGGCAGGGAGGAAACGGAGTACAGCGAAACCGTTACCAACTTTATCGACTTCGGGTTTCCAAAGACGATCATCGCCTCCGCTAGCGGTGTTGTTCATCTTCTCAACTTCCTTAACAAGTTTGGAAGTCAGAGAACCGATAGAGGATTGCTTTTTGAGATCAGAAAAGGACATTGTTTTTGTATTAGTGGGATTTGGCTTTTGGGTACTTCGTTATTCTACACGTCTGAACCCTCGGTGTCAATCTGCTGCTTCATGGCGTCGAGCATCTTTCCCATGTTAGAAAAGATGACACTGATGTCAACGTCTTTCGGCAGTCCCATCATTGTAGCAGATTCTACAATGCGGGATTTCATCATCTTGGCTTCGGGATCATCAGACAAACTTAGTCTCGTATAGAGAACCTTTTGTTTGTCCAGCAGTTTCTCTAGAAGCGCAACATGGAATTTCTTCTCCTCCTTATTCATGGAGGGAAACTTAAAAACATTACTATAAACTTCTTCCTGAAGTTCTTGGATCTCCGTCATTTCTGCACGGACAACTTCGGAATCAAAAAAACTCATGCTTCTCCTAAAACTACTTCCTTAAGTATTTTTTTGTAACGAAATACATCAATATTTAGGAAAGGTGTATACTTTCTTATTTTCAAACTTACGGATGTCCACACTGGATCTGTAAGTTGTTTGTCCCAGTTCGTTTTATAACCAAGGATAAGATTCAAGATTACCATGGTTTCGATGGACACATTACCTCTCAGATATTCTTTGAGAATTTGTGGATGTCTCGATCCATCCAAGGCAAACATTGAATCAAAGTTATTGTCACCAAATACTTTTTCAGTCTCTTCCTTAAACAAATAAGATAGAGACTGAGTACGTTTCTTCCATGACATATACCTATCTTCACCCTCTCGGATCATCTCTCCTATCCAGAGTTTTGCTGGATCAGTGCAGTCGATGAAGTTAGATACAAAAAATTCGATTACTTCCTTGTCTGATTTGTTTCTAGCAAGTTTCTCAAACCAGAAGCGATCCTTGCGTTTGTAAAAAGATTTTACTGTGGCACGACTTTTACCACAGTATTTGTGATAATCATACTTTTCTTTTGTGAAGTGATTCTTTAATGACAAATAGCTTTTATAAGCGTCAAAGGGCATCATGTCAAAGGGGTAGTTTCGCTCGGGAGGTTCTCTTCAAAAAGTTTAACTCCATCGCTTCATATTTCAACTTCTCTTTCAAAGGTTTTGAAATGAGTTTGGGAACGGACTCCACATCAATAGAATTCAACTCACAAAAATGAACAATGGCATCGATGTAGTTCATGTCCTTATTATCAAGAACTAACTGCTCAATATCTTGTGCGAATTTTGATGGGCAGAAGAATTTCTTTTCTAGTGCTTTCTCTAGTTCATTCTCCATTCTGCGTCCTAGTATTGTGATGTACAAATTCTTTGATGTAACGAACTAGAAGTTTAATATAGTCGTCTTTGTTTCGTTTGTCAAATACTTTTACTTCGCCGCCAGGTGTCACCATAATAGTGATGAGTTTAGTGACTGGAATTTCTGTCATTTCATAGTATGCAGCAGCATAGAACATCTCCTGCACGAAATAGTTTTCCAACCACCTCTCTGGTTTTATCTTTTCCGATGTCTTAAAGTCAATGACCGCAAGTTCTCCTTCGTACTCTGCGATACAATCAACTCTACCCGCTAACCCAAGGTACTCAGAGTAAAGTGTTCTCTCAATAGCGTGTATGTTATTTATCTTATCCAGATATGGCTTGGCATGATGAAACATGAACTGAGTAGCAGGACGAAACTCCTCCCAGTTTATTTCATTGTTCCTCATATAAACTTCAACCGCTTCGTGGAAGTCAGTTCCGCGAGCAGTTGCTTTCTTTGTGATACGGTTTGCTTCTTCAATGCCGACTCGCTTTCTCCAGTCCGCAAATATCTGTCGGTTGTAGAAAGAAGTTACCGATGTGATAGAAGGCACCCACTGACCATCAGGAAGGTTGTAAAAGCGGATGCCATTCGTTTCTTTTTTTGTTAGTTCAACGTCACCGAGAAAATTATGATGGGTAAAGTTCATAGATTCAGTTCATTTTTTGCCATAAGATATTCTTTACAGAGTCCAGAACGTACAATGTCTTCTACGCCAAACTCAATAATATCAACAGATGGCATCACTCGGAGAATGTTCATGAAGTCATGAATACCATTCCTGTCATTCTGTGTAACCAAGTCAGTCTGAGTTGCATCACCACAGAACATGATCTTAGTATCTTCGCCAACTCTAGTAATAATACTATCAAGTTCGTGAAAGTTCAAGTTCTGATATTCATCAACAATAATAATTGCTTTATCAAGAGTTGTACCCCTGATGAATGATGTACTCCAGAAACTGATAGTACCTTGAGTTTTAAGGTTACCATAAAGCATTTCAAAGTCTGTCTCCGTGGGGAGAGCAAACATATACTTCACCATATTCTTGTAAGGAATCTGATAGATATCAGACTTGTCCTCGTGGTCACCAGGCAAGAAACCAATCTCTCTGGTTGCTACAAGTGAACGAACAATGTAAATCTTTTCGTAGGGTGATCTCTCATCAAGAACATCCTGCAACGCATTATAAAGTGTGATGAATGTTTTACCAGTTCCAGCAGCACCGTATGCCACTAAGTTTTTATTATCAGCGTATGCTTCAAATAGTTTCTTCTGGTTTTCTGTGAGAGGATCAATGTCCCTCATTAGGTCGGTATTGATAGGTTTCCGACGCTTCATCTGCTTGGCAGTCAGACCAACACCGATAGGTTGGTCTCTCTTTCTTTTTGCGGGCATAAGTTAGATAGCTTTGACGGTGGATCCTGGGGCTTTTGAGCATTTGTGAAGAACATCGTTCCAACCTGGGTGCGACTTCTTCAACTTGTCATAGACTTCTCCAACTTCACCACAACCAGGTGCAGTGCTTGGATCACTCCAGTCTCTTTGCCAGTCAGGATTATCCTCTAACCACTGAGTCCATGCATGAACGCTGAGGATAACGTCTTTTTGTTCACCAGTTTCCTTATTAATAACGGGATAAGTTGCCATAGAAATTAGTTAACCACGTAAATATTTATTACCAACCCAGTGCTTCAGAGATAGAAGGGAACTGTTCGGTGAACACACGCTTTGCATCATTAGCAATATCCATGTGCTCCTTCTGTGTTCCATTAGCAGAACGCAGTTCAATATAATGGATCCATGAGCGAATAGAACCCGTCATGTAGAGTCTTGTGGGCACGGCGAGGGGAAGCACAAAACGCGAACACTCCTTTGCGATTCCCTCACGGATCAGTTCGTTGTAGAGATCCATACCTTCATTGAAGTATGCCTCAATACGTTGCTTCAAGAACTTAGTCTTCTCAGGATCAATATCATCAATAGAGTTCTGACGATTCTTTTCATCCTGACGACGCAGTTCAGGAATGGGAATACCAGCATCCAACCAGTTGACATCAGCATACCGCTGGGAAAACTCTTGATATGTGAAACTACGGTGACGCAGCACTTGAGCCGCGATCCCTCTGGTAGTATTCAATTCAAGAGTCATGAACGCTTGTT